AGATGATGGTGCAATCAGATCAACACTTGCATATCTTCAGTCAAAGTATTCTAAAAACATTGTAACTAATTCATTTAGAGATGGTAAAAAATCTATTTATGGATTTACTGCATTGAAATATGTTACTGACAGATTCAATGAGTTGAAGGATGCTTCCAGTAAATCACCTCAAGAAAGAAAGAAGATAACTGATGACATCCTTACACAACTTCAATCATTGTCTTTTTCAAAACAATCTCTTTGGTTAAGTTTGATGGATCCAAATGGTGATTTTGGTTTAGGTTCTAAGTTTGGTATATCTCACTTGGGTCTGACAGCTATTACTGAAAAAGGTAAGAAGAGTTATAAGGATAATGATATCACAACATTAAGTGATACTGACCATGAAGCTACTAAGATTACTATGTTTCAAGATATGAAACAGGGTTCAACAACTAAGACTTACAGTACAGGTAAAAAGTTATTAGCTATTCCTTTAAGAGTATCAAGATTCTTTTTCCCAACAATGTCAGATAAGTCAACAATGGTTGTTGTTAAAGCACCTGCTTTTGATTTAACTAATTCTAATTTCTATAATGTTGATGGTGAAGGAAATGTAGGAGTACATGAAGATATCTTGGAACTGTTGTATGAGCAAATTGCTCTACCTGAAATTACAAGAATGTTTGCTTATAAAGAGAAGAATAAGAAAACCAATATCAAGAGTTATGATAATGGTGCTGGTATGTTATTCTTTTTACCTAAGTTAAATGATTTAGAGATTACTCTTACTAATGGTAAAAAAGTAAACCTTAGAGAATTTATCAATAACAGTAGCACTACTCTCAAAGACCTTGATGCTTATAAATCTCAAATACTTCCTGCTATTCAATCATTTGTACAGTCATCAGTTAATGAGAAATTGGATAATTGGAAAGAAGGTGGAATATTGAATGAGTTTGGAGAATTGGATTTTGTTGAAAAAGAATATTTAGAGAAGATTAAAAAAGCTAAGGACAAAGATTCAAAGATTTCCAATACTCTAATTGCAGCTTTTGACTTTGAGATTAATCAGATTATAGCTAATGCCAATATGTTTATGACAGTTATTGGTGACCCTGCTGTATACTATAAAGCTAATCCAAATGATCCTGCAATGACTCAGGTTAAAGAAACCTTTGTAAATGTAGGTAAGAGATTAGCTGCAATGATAGCTCCAGGTTCTAAAATTAATAAGTCTGAGAATGAGCAGTATATTCAAATATTCTTAGATGACAGATATAAGATAGCTGACAACATTGAGTTCTTAACTAAGTTGTTGGATAATAAAGCATTTGACAGAGAAGAGTATAACAAGATTATGGCTATGCCTGTAAAAGGTAAAGATGAATTAGAAACTCAAAAGTTAAAAGCAGCTAAAGCATCAGCTATTAAGTTCTTTAATGCTAAGTATCCTAAGTCAAACAATTACTTTTATATGGAAGCTACTAATGCACAGGAGTATACTACCTGGCAGGAACACTTACACATATTAGAAAATATGGGTAGGGTAGCTGATGCTGCAATCAATATTACTCCACAGGAAATAGCGGTAGCTAAGAAATTATTTGCTGATGGTACACCATTAGAAGATATGACTGAAGCTCAAAGAGCAGTAGTAAAGAAAGTATTACAACCTATTAAACCTGTATATACAGGTCAAATATATGATGCTGAACAAGATGTAATGAGAATGATGTATATTAAGACATCATCTTATCCACTTATTCCACAACTTACTAAAGGTATGGAGTTGGATGTTATCAGAGAAACTTTGGAAGCAGTAGAAAAGAAGACTGGTAAACATGTAAGAGCATCTTATGAATCAGGTAATAAAGTTGGTGCAAACAACAATGCATTAAAAGTATTTAATCCTGATGGCACTGCTATTGAACATAAGAAACCAAAAGAAGGTAAGAAAGATGAACTTGAATTTGATGTAGATAAAATTCTTGAATCATCTCTTACACTTAATAGAAAAGACTTTAAGATTCAGTTAGATGTACCTTTTAAATCTTTCAAAAGAAAAGAAGATACTGTAAGTATGGGTACTCAGCTTACCAAAGTATTATTTGGTAATGGTATTATGGATATTGAAGGATTTAAGTTAAATGGTCAAACTTATTCAGGTAAACAGTTACAGGAACAATTTACTAATCTGTTTGCAGATTTGGTAAAACTTAAACAAACACAACTTTGTGAAGAGTTGGGAGTTGACCCTGTTACTTTTAAACCTACTGATGTTGTAGCAACTGCTGTTAAAGTACAGAAACTTTTAGTACAGGAAGCTATTGATAAAGGTTATGGTAAACAAGACATTGATGCTTTACAAATATCTTATATCTATGATGAAGATGGTAAGGTTACTGACTTTAAATTTGAGATGCCTATTTGGATGTCTGCTAACTCTAATAGATTTGAATCACTGTTAGTATCTATTGTTCAAAGTAGAATTGTTAAGATGAAGTTTCCTGGAAACTCATTTGTAGCAGGTAGTGAAGAAGGTTATAAGTTTAAATACAATCTTGATGATGTTAAAGAAAATAGAATTGTATGGACTGATAAATGGAGTGGTAGTTTAAAACCTGCAACCTTTGATGACAAAGGTAACTTTATTTCAGCTCAAGTACTTGTGCCTGCTAAGTTTAGAGATAGTGAAGGTAATCTCATTAATCTGATGGAAAAAGATCCATCTGGTAAAGGATATAAGTATGTTGATGAAACAAATTTAGGATTCAGACTTAAGAAAGGTAAGATTGCTGAAGAATTAATGTCAATAACTTCTTTTAGGATTCCTACTTCAGGTCACGTATCTGCATCACAGTTTGAAATTGTTGGATTCCTTCCTGAAGAGAGTGGTGATTTGATGATTTTACCTGCAAACATGACTGAACAAAAAGGTCTTGACTTTGACGTAGATAAAGAAACTGCTTATAACTTATGGACTACATCATTAGATAGTGGTACTATTATTCCATTAAATAAAAACTCTAAGAATGTAAGTAGGTTAGAAGAAAAACTTATTCAGAATGAACTGATTAAAATTCATAAATCAATCTTTACTTCTTCTAATGCAGAAGTTCAAAAGAAAATCAATGGTGTGTTGTCAATTGCTTTTGCTAAACAACAGGCCCAAATGATTGATGATATTTTGGAAGGAGAAAAAGATGATACTAATTTTAGTCCACTGAACTCTGAGTATCAGAAAGGTAAAATGTTTTTAGGTGCATCAGGTAAAGTAGGTACAGGTGCTTATTCTTTAGATGTAACTTCTCATTCTTTATTTGAGCAGGCTAAAGCTAATGGTAATCAACTTATATTGATGGCAGATGAAGAAACACCTTTAGAACTTACTTTTGGTGAACTTACATCTCATGGTAAATTAGGTGAACCTAAAACATTGAAAGTCAGTAAAGTAGAATTTATTATTGCAAGGTTGAAAGCATTGAATACTAAAGAAGGTGATGATGCTGCTGATTTGATAAAAGATAATGAAAACTTTGCTGATGATTTTATAGAAGGTCAGGCATCTATTAATCCTGCTTTTGCAAAAATTCTTGAAGATTATAGTAGTTTACAAAGACCTATTGCTGAAGTACTGATGGAACTTCAAAATATTGCAGTAGATAATGAGAAAGAACAGGTAATGGGTAAGGTAAATATTAATGGTATAACATTAGATATATCTAAGGTTATGGCATTGTTAGGATTTGATAAAGGTGCAGATGGTAACTCTATTCAATTCTTATTCTTATCCCAACCTATTGTTAGAGATTATGTAAAGATGATGAATAATGCTTCATCTAATCTTGCAGAATATGATCCTGATAAAGAAATAAAAGTACTTAATGCTCTTGCTAAAAAGTATGGTTTCTCTCTTGCTAAACCTGTTGAAGGTAATGGTGAAGCATTAACTAATGCAACAATGCTTGGTCAGCTTACAAATCATTCAGCATTATTCCAACAGGAAGTATTACAGAGATTTCAACTACTTCAAGAGTATGGTTTAAAACTTAGATCAGTACAGACATCTATCAATATAGATTCTAAAGGTTTAGGTAAATCTTTACCTGAAGTACAGGAAAAACTTGAGTCTATAAAATCTTTGTTCAAGAATAAGTCAATTAAAAATGCAGGAGCATTGATTGGTGAAATTGCATCTCCAACTACATCACGTACACCTGAGATGTTGACTAAAGAAGAATTTGTAAATTTAGGTGACAATGTTTGGGTTAAACCTACTACTATCAGTGGACATATTGCTATTGCAGGTTTAAGTTTTGCTAATGGATTGTGGGAGAAACATTTTCCTTATAATTCAAAAGTAGTAGCAGCATTAAACAAAGAAATATTCTCAATTCTAAGTTTAGGAGAAGTAAGTGAGTCTAAGAAAATTGAAAGAAAACAATTGATTCTCAAAGAGATAAAGAAATTTATGAATACTGTTGCAGCAGAATCAACACTGTTTGAGAACAATACTGCACAGGGAGAAAGACATAGGTTGTTCTTTGATTCAAGAGAAGATAACAAAGTATCATTAGCTTCTTATGTTCAGAAGTTGATGAAAATACCTTACTTTGCAAATAACAAATTGTTCCAAGTAATGGAATATGAAACATCTACTGTACCCGGTAAACCTTCATTGATTAAATTTAATAATGCAGCAGCAGCTAACTTTGATGAAAGTTATATGACTAATGCATTACTTCAGTTAATGGAATCTAAAATATCCTTGCCATCATTTAATGGTGAAACTTATAATACAAGGATGTTAGCTCAAGACATGATTAACTATGCTATTCTTGAAGGTGGTGTACAGGAAGTAATTCAATTTGCTAAGTTCATTCCTATAGATTATTTAAAAAGAATGGGATTCTCTGATGCATTAGCTTCTCTTGATCTTAATGGTGATGCAGCAGCTAAGTTTGGTATTACATCTGAAGAAGTTGGAAGTGAAAACTATGTACCAAGTAGATTTGCTGTACAATTTGCACAAAATAATACTAATATTCTTCCTAAACTTGATAACTTAGTTAATCTTGATGAAGAACAAAAGTTAAAATTGATTAAGAAAGATAAGTTTACTTTTGCTGACCTTAAAGCTACTGCTGAAGTAACACCACCATTTATAGTGTTAAGGGTTAATGGTGAAAATCATTTATGGGGATTGCATGGTACAGAGTATCATAAGATTATAGTTGCAGGTATAAATGGTATGAGTGAATATGATGCATCAGCAAGGGCAGTTAAATCTTTAATTACTACACGTAAGAAAACAAAGGTTAAAGCTCCTAAAACACCATTACCTGTAGCAGGAGAAGCTACTAATATGGTGAGTAAAGAAAGATTTGGGTTAGGTATAGACAATATCAGTACTGTTATTAAGAATATGATTGCTGATAAATCTATTAGTCCTGACTTAAAGAAACTTGCTCAAGCAATTTTACCATTTGTAAATAATGAAACTAAGATTGTAGTAAGTGAAACTATTGCTAAGGGTAAATATAATCCTGGCACTAACACTATTACTATACCACCAAGAACTGCTCAAGCTGATAAAAATGAACTGATTAGAGTATTCCTTAAAGAAACTGTTCACTCTATTACTGATAATCAACTACTTAAGTATCTTAATCCTGATGGTACTCTCAACAATTCTCTTGGTGAAATACCACAGCACATTACAGATTTATTAAAAATCTATAAAGCTGCAAGGTTAGGGTTAGAAAAAAAGTATGGTGTTGATGGTATCAATACTGTAATGGAGAAAATTAAAAAACAGAAGAGTATAAAAACAGCTACTGAAATTGAAGCTGCTAAAAAGGATGAAAATATATTATTAAAACAATTTGAAGCAAAAGTACTTTATGGAGTTACTGACATCTTGGAGTTTGTAGAAATGATGATGACTGAACCTGAGTTTCAGACAGAAATGGCAGCAATAGATTATGGTGCAGGTAATAAGAATTTGGTAGATAAGTTCTTTGATTTCATTAAACAAATGTTTAGTGATTTAGGTATTGCAGTTGGTGAAGGTAGTATTACTGCTAATGCTATTAAAGAGATTTTCAATGTAATGAAGGATGCTAAAGCTGATGTTGAAGCAGCAGAAATAGATATTGATACTACAGTATGGGATACTTCTAAGTTTAGTATTTTCTTAAATGAAGATAATGAATATGAGATTTTAGCAGATGATGGTTCACTCATTGATGTTGCCCCAACAATGGAAGAAGCAAAGATTAGATTTGCAGAAATTGTTAAGTCATTTGAAAAAACAAATGAAGCTAAGAAGAATGCTGATATAGAAGAAATCAACTTTATGGTTGAAGCTAAAGACTTAGTATTAAACATTGATGATATGATTATCAATGACTATGAAGAATGGTCAAAGTTAATTAAAGATGTTAATTTGGAAGACTACAACAATTATCCATTTGTTCAGAGCTACTTTAAAGAAGCAGGTGCTGTTGCAGTGCCTGAAGAAATTGACTTTATCAATAAAAATATTGATAAGTTTGAAGCTATGCTTGCTAAGTTTGATACAAAATCTCCAACAGAACTTGCTGAAAAACTTAAAGATTATACTCCACCTGTAATCCTTACTCAAAAGAAAGTTGATTTGTCTGATGATAAGGATACTGATTTGAATAATGAAGTTGAAGAATCAGGTGCATTTACAGCTTATGAATTATTTCCAAAGGTATTTGCCAATGAAGAACAAAGTAATGCTTTGGATTCAATGAATAATTTTCTTAAAGATAAATCAGCAAAAACTTATGTATTAACAGGTGGTGGTGGTACAGGTAAAACCACTATCATGAAAAAGTTATTGAGTAATAATCCAGGATTAAAAGTAGTAGGTGGTGCTATTGGACATAATGCAAAAGAAGTTCTTAAGAAATCAATAGGTAGTAGAGCAACTATTTCTACAATAGCTTCAATGATTGGATTAAAATTAGATGATGCATCAGGTACATTTATGATTGATAAATATTTTGATGTAAGTAAGTCACCATTGAGTGGAGCACAATTAATTATCATAGATGAATGTTCTATGATTGATGAAGAGTTTTTAGCACATTTATCTAAAGTTCAAAAACTTGTTGCACCTAATGCTAAGATTATCTTCATGGGTGATAATGCACAGTTACCACCAATAAGAGAAAAATATAGTAAACTTGAAGGACAAGATTCTCCTACATTTACTGCATATTCAGGTAATTATACTGCACACTTAAGTAAATCAATGAGGCAAGAAAAAGACTCAATGATACTTACAGTAGCTAATATGGTTGCAGCTAATGTTAGAAGTAATGCAATTGTTAAGGATGTACTTGAAGGTAAAGAAGCTAAGTTGCATAGTGATGAAGTTCAATTTAAAGATAGTGATCAAATTGATGCAGCAATAGAGGCTGATTTGAAAAAAGATAAGTGGGGAACTAAGGTTATAGCATTCTCTAATGTAATCAGAAAATATTGGAATGGTAAGGCAAGAGTAATGTTGTTTGGTGAACAGGGTGCTAAACGTAAATTCAATGTTGGTGAAATGATATCTCCTCAATTTACTGATGAGAAATTAAAGAATCAGTTTGGAGAAGAAATAGGTGTATATAATGGACAACACTTTGAAGTAACTAAGGTAAATGAAGTACCTAATGGTATTGCTATAGCTTACTATGATACTAAAACAAACAAAGAGTCTTACAGTACATATATGGCTTATGACCTTACTATTAAGTCTGCTGATGGAATGGAGTTTAACATTAGAGTTAATGATGAATCATTAGATTTTAAAGCTTTTCAAGCAGCTCAAAAATCATTGTATAACTATTATTCAAAATTACCAAGAGGAGAAGCTGATAGAGTTAAGAAAACAATGTATGAGAAAAATAAAACAGCATTTAGATCTGTTGAATATGGTTATGCATTGACTTCACACAAAGCTCAAGGTTCTGAATTTAATAATGTTTATGTATTTAAGAATGATATTTTATCAAATGGTACTTCTACTAAGTCTAAGAATCAGGCATTATATGTAGCATTGTCAAGAGCTAAGAAGAAACTTACTGTCATTAAAGATGTATTTAATCCTGATGACTATTTAGATTTAGAAACTTTTTCTCCTGCTACTGAAAAAGAATTATCTTTGTCTGAGGAACCTTGGACATTAGAAACAAATGAATGTGGTATTTAAAATAATAATAAACTATGAGTTGTAAACCATTTAAAACATCAGAAGCAAATGCTAAATCATTCCTTAGAACTAAAGGAGTTATTGATGAGTTTCTAAATGTAAAAGATTTAAAACAATTTAGAAAACTACATACAGAATTGAAAGGTCAGGCAAAGTCAAAGTACTTTGCCAATGACCCTCAATGGAATGAGAAATTATTCTTTGAAGATGGTAATAAAATAGTACCTAATAAATTAGTATTCAAACAGATAGATAACATCAATGGTGTTAAATATTCTAAGTTTGATAAAGGTAGTATTGACCCTAATAATGTAGAAGATATTTTAAAAACATTAAGTGATAAGTTTAGTATTCCTTATGAAACTGTAAATGATAATTCTTTACCATATTCAGGTAAGTTTGAAGATGGTAGAGTTTATATTAACTTAGCTAAGGTTACTCCTGAAACTGCTTGGCATGAATTTGCACACCCATTTATTGAACAGGTTAAAGAAGATAACTCTAAGCTGTATAAAAGTTTATCAAATGAAATTCAGACTTCTACTTATGGTAAACAAGTACTTGCAGAAGTTAAAGAGTTATATCCTGAGTTAGATGAAAAAGGACAAATAGAAGAAGCAATAGTAGAAACTATTGCAAGACTTGTTACAGGTAAAATTGATTTAAAAACAATAACTGAAAACAAGACATTATTTCAAAAGGCTTTAGAGTTTATAAATAACATCAGAAAGTTTTTAGCTTCTTTAATCAGTAAAGAGTATAATAAAATTCATGATTTTAAACTTGAAGAAAAATCTATTAATTATACTGATATAAACATTGCTGCTTTAGATAAGGATTTTAGATTAAAACATTTTGCACAAATGATGCAATATGGTCATAGGATAAATTTATTGGAATATTCTCCTTTAAAATATGAAAATAGACCTCAATCTGAAGAATACATCAATATGCATTATGAACATATTACATTTTTAGGTAGAGTAGAAAATGTACTTCATGTTTTTAAAACAATGCCTTCATTACACAAATTAACAAATAAGGGAAGAGCTAATTTTTTAGAAAAATTACTATTATTACATAATGTATTTACAGATAAAAAACATAGTGAGTTTAGGCAATTATATCCTCAATTGTTTCAAGAAAAAGATATTGCATCAATAAATACCATTATTAATATTTTTTTTAATGAAGAAGAAAAAAATACATTAGTTAAAACTCGTACAAGAAGAGATGATTCAAGTGATGATAAACTTATTCAAGAAAAAGTTTTAGTTTTTGATGAATTAATAAAAAATATTGATGCAGATTTATTCATTAATAATTCAGCTCAAAACTATTTATCAGTAATAACTAAATTTAAAACTAATGAAACCAAAGTATTTCAACAATTAAAAAATCAATGGAAAGTATCTGATTTTGGTGGGGTGCATCATCATATTGGTGCATATATGAATAATGCAGGAGCAAAAACTCTTTCAGATGCAATACAATTATTTATTGATTTAATGAGTAAGAATATTCCAATGGAATTAGCTACTTATTCAAGTAAATCAAAAAGTGTTCCACATGGTGCTATCAAGCTTTCTTTTAAAGGAGATTCACCTATAATGGAAAGTTACTTACAAGATATAGGTAGTGCATTAATTGATTATAAAGGTAAAAAGAAAAGATATACAAATCAAGGTCAGTATGCTATTAGATTAACCTTAGATGATGAGTTAAGATATTCTTATGATGAATTATTTATTAATGCTACTCAACACAACATTGATAAAATTGAGTTACTTGATAATTATGATTATTATAATGAAGGTAATAATAATCTGACTCTTTCTAACGAAGATTTTGAAAAACTAAAAGAATTATCTGATTTAACAGGAGCACCCATTGTAGAAGGTAGCAAAGTAGTTTATCAACCTACTACTGTTAAACCATATAAAGGTGCATCAGTTAAGTATAGTAAGTTTGGAAATGAAGTTAAACCAGGAGTACAAGAATTATTTGATACTAATTCTGAATTATCTTCTATTGGTACTGCTGAACAATATTCTCAATATTTAGATACTATATTTCCTAATAGTAAAGTAAAAGATATTGTTTATCATTTTGGAGGAAAACCTTTATCTGAATTTAGAAAAACTAATCGTGGAAAAGGTATTTATTTTACAACAGATATAAATGGCAAATATGTATTTTACCCTAATAATGTAACAAATAAATCTGAAGAAAGTAGAACTACTGCTATTGTAAATATTAAAGATGTAAAGTATGGAGAAAGTTCTAAACTTTTTAAAACATCAACTGATAAAGAAAATTTTTATTATAATAAAAATCAGTTATCAAAATTACAAAATAATATAAATGAATTAAGAAATAACAATGCACCTAAAAGTGAAATAAATGAAGCCATTGAACTAATAAATGATTTTGAACCTAAACCAGTAAACTATCAAAGTATAAATATTTTTAATAATTTAGCTAATGATGACATTGATGTAGATGGATTGTTAATACAAAATCCATTAGGTGACATATATACTGATGAAAAATTTATAATAGTATTTGAACCTGAACAAATACATATATTAGGTTCTAATCAAGATGTAGAAGGATTTAAAAAGTTTGTTACTCCATTACCAACTAAAGTAAGTCCTGAAGAATTTGATAATTTATATAAGTCACTTACATATTACTTTTTTACAGGTGATGCAGCAAATTCTTTAGATAAGTTGATGAATAAAGTTGATGGGATTTTAAAGAATATTTCAAATGCAAGATTAACAATAGATAAACTTAGTAGTAAAGAAGATTTAAGTGATCAGGAACAGGAAGCCTTAATAGATGCTATAGAAACAATACAGAATGATACTGAATATGAAGCAGATGAAAAAGGACTTACAGAGATTAAAAAGTTATTGGATTTAATTAATAATTACAGTGATAATAAGGATGTGAATGAAAATTTATTTAAATTGCTGATGTCTAATACTCCTGATAATGTAGAGATAGTTAAAGCAATGGTTAGTGAAGAAACTCAACTTACTGAAGAACAGGAAATAGAAGAACAAATACAGGAACTTATTCAAAAAGGAATTATAAAAACTAAATGTGATTAACATGGGCTGTACTTATGAATTTATGGGAAAAGTTTATACTGAAAAACAGTTTAAACTATTACTGAAAGATAAAGGTGTTCAGAATAAAATTAAGATTCTTATGGCAAGAGAATCTTTTAGTCCTTTTAGTGTAGAAGATGATGATTTTAGTTTTGAAGAAGATGCAGATGAAGATATGGATTTCAAAACAAACTTTGAAAAAACTAAAGATTTTAAAAAGTCTTTAGTAACTCTGTATAAAAATAGAATTTCAAATCTTAATACAACTATTGAACAAATTAAAGATAGTGATCCTAATACTGCTAAGAGATATGGTAAGTTACAGGTAAAACTGCAAAATAGGATTGTTGAATTAGAAGCTGAAATAAGTAAGTTAAGTAAAGAGAATCCACTTACTTTAGCTGAATTAAGGTATCAGGCACTTGAAGATTTTCAAAGAGTGTATGAGCTGTTAAACTCAGGTAAGTTGGGTGATGACCCTGTAGCAAATAAAGAGATATTTGAGAATGCTGAAGAAGCTAAAAGAATTATTAACTTCTATAAGGCAATGGAGATTACCCAAACAAATCAAACTATTGATGGTATTAACATTGATTCTCATCCTTTATTTTTTGATCATGAGATATATGACCCTGTTACTAAAAGAGCTACAGTATTACCTGATGAAGTACAACAAATACTTAATCAAATTGCAGCTGATTTTAAAAAACATGAGGTTCAGTTAAATGGAACATATAAGGAAATAGTAACAACTGTTGTAAACTCTAATCCAAGAGTTAAGAAGATGTATGATACTATGACTTATGATGAAATTGTAAAAGCATTACCTGATGCAAATATGATAGATATGTTGTTAATGGATATATCTAAAGGTATATTTAGTAATAATGGTACTCTGCCACAGGTAATTATGGATGCTTTTCAAGCTAACTGGGCAGAACACATTGGTGAATATAAGTCATTTGAAGAAAGACACAATGCAGCATTAGTTAAAGCAGAGAAAGTATTGAAACAATTAAAGCAAACTCTCTCAGGTTTATTTTTAGGTAAACAGGTATCTTTTGATTTATTTTTTCAAAGATCTAAAACAGGTAAGAGAAGTGGTAAGTTGACTCAAAGATATACAAGTGATTTTTCTGACTTTAAAGATTCATTTATGGCTCAATATAATCAGGAAGTCAATATAGCATTTAACACTGAAGAGATAGGTGCAAGAAGTAAAAGGTTACTAAGAGCTTTTGATAAAAAGAAAACTTGGTTTAGAGAAAATACAATAACTTTTGACTTAGGAAGAATGCAGGAAATACAGGATGAGTTTCCTGAATTTGCTGAGTTTTTTAAAGATGATGATGGTTATACTGATAATGTAAAATCTAACATCAGTGCTATAGGTTATAAAGAAGAATTGGAAGGGCAAAAGAAGAGTATTAGAAATTTCTTAAAATGGAAACAACTTTATACTGAAACATTTTTAGAACAAAGGGGTGTAGGTCTTGAGAGTGAATTGGAAATGAAAGATTTTGATCAATTACAAATGGATATAATGGCTCACAATCCATTTATTTCTTCTGCTAATATTAACAGTACAAGTTTTATAACCTATAAAGGTTTAGTAGTTAACCCTACTTATAAATATAACTACTCTATACCAAGAAAATTTAAAGCTGTAACCAATAGAAAACTTAGTGCAGATTCTGATACTTATGTAATGGAAGAAACTACTACCCCTACTGGGTATTATGATGAATCATTTAAAGTAATTGAAGCTCATTCTGAGTTAAAGGAATACTATGATTTGATTTCTGAAGAGATGGACAACATCATGAAACAATTTCCTGAAGAAATTAGATCAAGGTTGTTCTCCAACTCATTACCTATGGTAAAAAAAGCAATTACTGAAATTTATGCTGACCCTAATATCAGTTTCTTTAAGAAGTTGATAAAAATGGCAGCAGCATATTATCAGGAATTAAAAATGGGATTTGGTATAAATGCACAAGAATCAAACACTTATGACAATGTTGATATAATTACCAATCAACGTGAACCAAAAGTAAATTCTGCATTTATCAGTGACAACAAACAAGAAGTTGATAAAAGATCAAGAGTTGAAATGATTAAGTTTGCTAAATTGCATGGTAAACCAGTTAATCATAAATCATCTATTGCTTATTCAGAACTGTCATCTAAAGCTGTTAAATACCTTACTGATTTATTAGAGCTTAGTGATGGTGTAGAATTAAAAAAGAAATATGGTGAAAGTATTCCTGTAGGACAAATTATTGAAAAAGCTATAATGGCAAACATTGTAGAAGAACATTCAGTTAATTTACCTAAAATTATCAAATACTATTCTAAGATGGCTCATGAATATAATGCAAGACAAGAAATGTTGCCTTACATTAATATTTTAAAAAATCATTATGGTAAAACAGGTAAAAGTGTAAAAACTTCTATGTCAGAAACTCTTAAAATAAATGGTAAAACAGAAATAAAAGGTCTTAGAAATAAGGCAATTTCTCAATTTGAAGATTGGTATAATAGAGTAGTGTTAGGTAATCAAGGTGATATACATCTTACTGCAAGTACTCTACCTTTAAATGAGAGAAAAGGACTTACTGGTAAACTTATGGGTATAGTTTCAGGAAGATTACTTACTTTTAAAGATCAGAAACTCAAGAAAGAGCTTGATAAAATGATTAATGAAGAATCAAATCCGGTATTGAAAAAAGAGTTAGAAGATATAAGAGAATCATTAGGTAAAAGAGCATCTTTCGAAGCAGTTTTTACTAACTTATTAAGTCATATTACATTTATCAACTTAGGTTTTAGTATTAAATCAGCAATTACTAACTTTATAGAAGGACAAATTGCTAACTTAATAATTGCATCAACAGGTGATCATTTTCAATCTAAACATTTTTATAGAGCAGCACATATTGTATCAGGTAGTTTTATAAAAGGTATACTTGGTAATAAATCAAGGGTAACACCTAATGGTGCAAAGAAAGCAAGTTTGTTAATTAACAAATTTGATATTCTTCAGGATGCTACTAATGAGTTACAGAAAGCAAGTACAAAAACACCTTTTTCAAAAGTCAATGCAATTACACCAATGCAATTAACTAAAAGGACTGAGTATATGAATCAGACTCCCTTGATGGTTGCAATTATGTTAGATACACCTATTAAAGGTATTAGTGGTAAAGAAAGTAATGTATGGGATGCATTAAATGTTGATGGTAAATTAAAACCTGATTTTAGAACTGAAGAAAATATACTTGCTTGGGAACAGAATAAAGGTGAAACTTATACTTTATTTAGAACTAAGGTAACTGATGCTATTGTAACTGCACATGGTAACTATGATCAATTACGTGGTATGATGTTAAAATCCAATGTTGTAGGTAAAGCATTAATTATGTTTAAAACTTGGCTTTCTATGCAAATTTATGGTAGAATTGCTTTTGAACATGATGACCTTGTAACAGGACAGAAAGGTAAAAAAGGTAGATTGTGGTCACACACTAAAGCATCAGGTGCAATACATGGAGCACTTACAGGGGTAATGATGATTGGTGGTGGATGGGGTATAGGTATAGGAGCAGTAGCAGGGTTAGGTTTAGCATCAATATTTGGTGTAAGATCAAATCTTAATATAGCACAATCATCAATACTTACTCTTAAGTTACTAATGAGAAAATTTATAGCTACACCTATTAACCTACTTTCAGGTAGAGAACTTATAAATGAAAATTCAGGATATGAAAAATTACTTAGTGATGGTAAGTTTACTGAAAGAGATTTAAGAAATATGAAATCTCTTATGGCAGATTTGTCTATGACCTTAGCTTGGATATCATTTACAATTCTTGCTCATGCAACACTGTGGGATGATGACGATGAAGAAGATTCTAATAAAAGAAAATGGCATAATTTATTAGTAAATAGGGGATTACAATTATCTCAATCAGCAACAATGTATACTAATCCTATAGATTTATATAAAAACATGGTTTCTAATAATGGAGTAATGACTTATATTACTGATGTAAATAAATTTTTAAAATCTGCAGGAAAATGGTTTGATGGTCAGGTATCAAATTCAGATCAAGGAGAAAAATTTCGTAAAATTATACTTCCAAGTTTGTTTAGAGATTCATATATGGGATTTGGTAAAGAATCAGAAAGAGTATTTACTGAACCAATTTTTGATCAGGTAGCTTGGGATGAAGAAAGAATTGAAAGAAAAGTAGTTAGTGCACAAAGAGAAGATTATAGAAAAGAACTTGAAAATCTTCCTGAAGGTAAAGAACTTTCAAAGAAACAAATTGATGCTTTAGTTAATCGTAGACATCCACTACCTAAAGATATTAAAGATACTACCAGTAAAAATGCTAAGAAATCTGTAAAACCTGAAAAAGTAACACCTAAAGAAAGGATGGAAAGAAGATCAAGTTTTAAAGAACAATCTCAAAAAATTCTTTTAGAAAAGAAGAAAAAGATGGAAGCATTGGAAAAAGAACAATCACAAGATGATGACTTGACTAAGTAAATAAAAAAGGTCTTCCTTTGTAGGGAAGACCTTTAAATATATAGAGAGGAAAGTTACTAAAATCTTATGATGTTATAGGACAAACCTACACCTATAAATGGTGAAGGTTTTAAAGGAAAGGTTATACCATATCCTACTACAAGTCCTATACCAAATTTCTTAGGTTTAGGTAAACTAAGTTTTGTAGCTAAGATTTCAGTAGTGGTAGAATAAGGATTAGAATTTTTAACAATTGCATCAAATCCTTTTTTAGCTTTAACAATTGATACAGAGTATTGATTATCAACCTTTACTGAGAATTGAGTATTCAAGGAATCCCCCTTAATATTTATTTTTATCCAACTGTCAGAGTGTTTAAAATGGAAAGATTGAATAGAAATTGTATCCTTACTGTTAGTAACCAAGTGAAAACTATCAGTCTTAAATATAGTATCAAATTCTGTAATAGTTGTAATACCAACACTGCTTTGTAACTTTTTCTTATATAATGCAACTTCACTTTGTAATAATGTAACTAAGTTTTTCTGAGAATCAAGATTTTTAATCTGATTCATATTAGTTACTTCTAATACTCTAATTTTAGAAGACTGTTTTCCATTGGCATCTTTAAAATGAACTACAGTATCAGTCAATAATTGATTTTGTAATTTTAATTCTTGTATAGTTTTTAATGAAGTATCTTGTTTACATCTGTTGATAAATGCAATAATAAAAATCAATACAACTATAAGTACATTTTTGTATGTCATTGAAGTAAGGTTTAAAAAAGGTTGATATTTCTACCAACCTTTCACAATTATAAGACGCAGGACAATTTATTATTTATTTTAACCCTGTACTTCCAAAACCACCTACTCTTTCAGTATTAGTAGGAGTTAAATCTACTGTTTCAATCCAATCAGCAGTTTCATGTTTAGCAAGTACAGCTTGTGCAATTTTTTCATTAAGGTTAATTCTCATTAAAGCATTGCTAAGATTACCTATAATTACACCAATTTCATCTCTATAATCTGAATCTACAGTACCCGGTGAGTTCATTACTTTTAAACCTTGTTTTAAAGCAATTCCACTTTTATCTCTAATTTGTAATTCATATCCTTCAGGAATAGCCATATACAACCCTGTTCCAATTAAGATTCTTTCAAATGGTCTTAGAACAATATATCCTTTGCTGATGCTAAATCTCATTACATCTTTTAAAAGAACTTCTGTATTACCTGAATATAACTTTAAAAAGGAATCTGCATATAGGTCAAATCCTGCACTACCTGCTGTAGCATAGGTAGGTATTTTTACATCTTCGTGTTTCTTCTTAATTTCTACGTACATAATAAGTTGATTTAAGGCAAACTTACAGCTTTTTCATAAGAGAAAAAAGAAACTTGACCTATTTTTTTATAAAGTTTAAAAGAACTAAACCAATTATGTGCATGCTTAGATATAAGTGACATATTACAAAATGCAAAAACATTACAAGCTCTTTCTTGTACACCATTGGTTATTAAGTCAATAGCTATTTGTTTATGTACTGTTGTAGGTTCAGCTCTCCACCAATGGTATGCTTCATTATTTAAACCTGAAAATGCTTGTTTTCTGTGTAATGCTTCAAATAAAGTATAACCAAATAATGTTGTGTGATTAACTGCTACTGCACCAACAAGATAAATAGATTCTTTATCAGTAGAATCAGCAACTTCTGACATCATCATTTTAGCTAACCAATCAACATCATTCCAAGTATGTTTAGGTTTAGAATTAATTAACCAATTTACAAATTCTTTTTTTTCCAACACCATTTCCACTTCTTTTGTGTAGGTGTTACAATAAACAGTGGAGAACGTAAACCAAACTGCCAATACATATTTCATAAAAATTAATTTAGTGATCAAATTAGGTTACTCAGCTTAATGAGAGATAGTATTTGATTTGCATATTTTTCAGCATCAGTTACTATCTCTTCTTCTTTATTTTCAACATTCCAATTGTGTAAAAGTAAACTTAAATGTACAGTTTCATGCATAATTGCTGTAGCATCTTTGTATCCACCTTTTAATCTATTAGTATTAATAAATACATAGGGAAACTTATTTGCAGGACTATAATTACACATACCCATAATGTAAGCATCATTGGGAGTTTCTTTATAAGCTAATGCTGCTTCTTTAGTAAGTCCATGTAATTTACTTACATTAAAATGATTAAATATGTCAACACTATTAGTGCCTACAATTAATTCATATTTACTGAACTTCTTAGTGAATTTTATCATATTACAGTAATTTACTAATTTCCATAGCTCTGATAAGTCTTGTGATACCTATTCCACCACCTACTCTTGGGAAGAATTTGTTCTCTAAAAACTCATCTAACTCAGCTATTACTCTGTTGTAACCAAAGAGTTCAAATAACTTTTCAGCATATTTTCCTCCTTCAATAGTAAAAAATGTTTCACGCATTTGTTCTTTATCAGTACTTCTTTCAGCAGAACCAATAGTTTCTTGACCATGTAAGATAACATCAATTTTTCTTGCAACATCATTTAACCTTTTCATATTCCAGAATGGGTTAGTTCTTTCTGGAAAATTCATTAAAAGTATAGCATCCTTTCCTTCTTGATTCATTCTTCCTTCAATAAAAGAATCAATAATACTTACATTATATTTCTTACAAACTTCTTCATAGTTTGCTACTTCATGTTGTTTAAATCCTAAATAATTAAGAAGTTCAACTTCAACAATCCATAAATCACTTAAGTTACCATGAAATTCAAATTCAAACATTGGAAAAATCATACAATGTCTTCCTTCAATAGGTTCTTTTTCATTTCTGTAAGATGTACTTACACAAAAATATCCTATTGATTCAGGATTATTTAACAAATCATGTTCCAACCACATTTGACCTGTTTGAGGAAGAGGCCATACTTGGTTCTCATACTCAAAAGTTCTAATATTAAAAGGATCTTCACAAGCTGCTAAAATACTGAGTCTGTTTTGAGTGTGAGTTTCTAAGAATCCTTTATCACTAAAGAATGCTCGTAATTTCTTAACAACTTTAGTGAATTTTTCTGAATCAATGTGTGGATAAAATGAAGAATGAAGAGAATGCTTTTTCATTATTTATTAATTTAAATTGTTATTGAATTTACAAATATAAGAAATAATTAAATCATATATCTATATTGAATAAATCCTCTAAAATTATTACACCAACCAAAAAGTTTTTCTGTACCTGGAACTTCATTTATTGTTAAGTCTGCTACAGTAGAATATCTTGTTGGTTCATAAGTATCAACTTTACCTCTTATGAAAGTATAATACTCTTCATCAGACATAGCTCTGGCAATGTGTTCTGTTGGACTCATGTGACCACTTGCAATTAAAGAATCATGTAAAGCAATATCTTTTTCATAAGGTATTTCTTTACTATCTTCTCCTACTGTTGTATAACTCACTCTTGCACATCTTGCTGTTGCTATTTTAATTTTAGTTAATACATCTTCTTTAAAATCAGTATCTCCTAAAACATTAATAGTATCACCATAAGGAATATGCCATTCACCTGCTTTCAATTGCTTAGGAGTAGATTCATTCATAGCATCCCACATACATTCAGCTAATTGCATCATGTGTATTTCAGATTGACCTTTGTTGATTTGTAACCAATCTAAATCTGTCCAATTTTCAATTTCATCATCATTGTATCCTGTACCTTTAAAATACTCTATAGCATCTTTTTTACTTTTAAATAAATGTTCACCATGAGGACTATATAATGAGTACAAAGGACATCTCAACTCAAAGAAATTACTCCATTCAGTTGCTGTAATCAGTACTTTGTGCCACATAAAGGGTTCAAGTAATCTGTTACAAAGTTGTTTAGTTACTAATTCTGACTGATTTAATAGTTTAGCAGATTGAACTGCATTATCTCTGGCATCTAACCATTTATTTATACATAATTGTATTTCAGAACTTCCTGTTTTATACTCACTACCCTGCATTCCCTTATGATGCTTTTGCCAAGCAATAGGAATAAAAGGATTTTCTTGAACTGATTTAACCATTTTTTCAAATGGAATAGCTCTACTTGATGCTGAATTTTTTGACAACATTCTGTGAGTATTCAATTCTGCTAAAATAAATCTTGGAAATACAACTTCCATAGTTGTAATTCTATGTCCTTGTGGACTTAAAGAATCTGCTACTATTTTTGCATTAATCATTCTGTTTCGTTTTTAAATCTTTCAAATGCTTTTTTTACTTTTTCTTGTTCCATTCCTGAATACCAAACTCCAAAATCAATTATCTGCTGCTTTTCGAGTTCGAGGGCTTGTTCAATGTATGGATTAAATATTTGTGGATGTATTTGTGGATGCATCATTTGTTCTGCTAACCATTCTACTGCTGTCATATTATTTGTTTTTAAATTGTTGAATAATTTCAATAGGGGTATACTCGAACTCGTCATACCCATTATTTTCAGTAATTTTACTGAATACTCTTGCTAAATCTATTGCTTTTTTTAAATCTTCCACACTATACATTCTTTCAGATTGCCATTTAGCACCTTCAATAAAATCTTCTGAAGGTACACCTAATTGAGTATTTCTTTTTTTAGATATTTTATTATGATATTTTTCAGCAGCTTCTTCAAGTGTTTCTTGTTTAGGTTCTTCTTTTGGAATGATGATTTTGTACTTAGTTTCAGATGATATAAAATGACTATCGTTTCTATACCAATTTCCATAACCATTTTTATATAATTTTCCAACCTCAACAAACTCACAACTTGGATTCTTAACAAACCATTCTAAAAACTCATCATCAATAGATTGTACACCATCTAAGTCTTGGTCTGTTGTTAGGATGATTTTTTTATCTTTAGGAAAAGGTATTACAAGTTTATTGTATTTTAATATTCTTTCTTCCCCTTGAAATAAAGAATAGAAGTAATCTCCTTCTTTAATTTCTTCATCAGAAGTGATGTAGATGTTTTGGTTATTATCATGTTTTAATTCTCTAATATCAAATCTTAAATCATTAAAAGCATTGTGTATAAACAACTTACTTGCTTTCTCTGTTGGTATTAAGTGTAAGTTTTTCATGTTATTCTATTAAATGTAATGTTATTTAATACTTTTACATCCTTGTTTTGCCATTCCCATATTTCACCATTATCTTGTATAACAGTAAAGAGTTTAGATGTTTCAGTACCATATTCTGTTACTAACCATATAAACCCTTTACCTTTAGGAGTGATTACCTCTATTCTATTTTGTGGCTCAAATATCATGTTCTTCAGTTAGTAAACTCATCATATCATTATATGCAAGATTACATTCATGTTGTTCAGATTCTCCTTGTTCTATTTCATCTTTAGCTAAATGATAAAATTCTGATACTTCTCTTTCAAGGTGAGGAAAATCTGCAATCAACTTTTGTGCTTCAATTTTTAATTGTGCTAATGTCATTGTAAATATTGATTATTTGATTAATTAATTATTGGTCATACTTATAAAGCTTGTGAGTTTCAATAACTGAAATTAATGATTCAGCATAGTGTGGATGAGTAGCATATCCAGCTTTCTTTAAACCTTTGGCCCAAGCTTTATAATTGGTTTTAGGAATCTTAAATAAAAATGCATATCTACTATGAGTTTTTAGAAACTTAGAATGATGTCTAAATGAATACCATGCACTTTTGTAAGTATAAAAATGATCATTAGGGTCATCATCATGATGTTTAATACTTCCTTTACCATTTTTAGGGTCTTTAATACAAAAATGTATGTTGTGTTTTGTAGCTAATGAAGAATTTCCTGCATCAGATTCTACTATACCTTGAGCAAGTTTAATAGATACAGGAATACCATACTTTTTAGATTCTGCAATAGCTGTAGGTAAAAATCTTTTAATATATTTTTCCCTTGAAGAAAGTTTTTGTTTAGGTTTTTTATTGACTTTAGATTCAGTCTTATGTCCTATAACCATAGCTCTTACTTCTTCAATATCATCCTTAATAGTGTCATCTGTTTGAGGAATAACAGGAATGATAGGTTGTTTTTGTTGTGTGCAACTTTCAAATGTTACTAATAACATAAGTGCAAAGATAACTTTTAGTATCTGTTTCATAATTGTTGAGATTTTAAATAAATGTTTAAATCACTGTCTACTTCTACTTCCCAATCTTGTAAATCAGTATCTTCTAAAATCATTGAATCAATCTGATCTATATTAATAATAGGTATTTGTGCATTAGGTGGAGTAAATGTTGCACCTAATACTTCTAATGTAAAACCATTTTGACCAGTTTCAATAGGTGTACCATTAAGTAAAAGATAATGATTTTGATTTTGATAATTTGTTTTTACTAATTTAAACATAAGTAAGTAGTTGAAAAAGGGGAAGTTGCCTTCCCCCATAGTTAAATAAAAATTTCTTGTTCTTCTGAAAAAGGAATGTTAGGTGGAGTATCAAGTTCAGTTTCAGCAGTTAAATCAGACACTTTAAGATTAGATTTAAATAAAGCATTAACTTTCTCTACAAAAGTAACTTTATAATTCTTATCTTTAATAACAATGCTTTTAGTTTCATCATCAAGCATTGAAATTATTTCTGTATCAGTATACATTTTACTGTATTTACCTTTTAGAAATAACTGTAAATCAATACCTTCAGGTAACTTAATAACTATCATATGCAATCTGCCATGTACTAAGTTATCATAAGCATAATCATCTTCATAACAATCTTGTTCCTGTAACCATTCCAAAGTACTTAAGAAATGCTTAGAACATTTAAAAGTATCTATAAGAATAAAGATATGTTTTTCATACTTTTTATCTATATACATATCTCCTATACCATAAGCTAACTTAAATACAGAACTTATTCTTTTCCTAAACTCTTCACCATACAATTTTAAACAAGGTTTAATAAATCTTGCAGTTTTATTCATGGTGAGTTGTCCAAGCTGTATTTTCACACCATCCATATTACTGTCTTTTAAAACTTGAGTCAATTGTAAATTCACCTTTCTTCATTTCAATTTCATAATCATAGTTCCAACCATTTTCTTCATGCCACTTGTACATTTCAAGTAATTGGGTATAACCATACATTGTAGATTCTACAAACTGCATTTCTTCTTCTTCAGCATTAACCTTATAATCCTGATATTTAAGAGTACCAAATGCTCCAACATTTAAGAAAGATGGTGTACAATTAAATACTATAGAATCACAAACTTTAGTAGAAGATGCAACAATGAATTTTGGAAAATTAAGATTGTAATCACCAAAGTGATTTATTTTTGCCCAATGTAGAATTGCTTTCATATACCAAGCTATTTGAATATCATATCTTCTTCTAAGACATTGATAATCAAAGTTTTTAGTATAGTCACCAATAGTTTTAATGTCAATTAATGTAATTTCTTTTTCAACATGATTTACAATAACCATATCTAATAGAGCTTTACATTGAACATTATTGAGTTCAAAATAAATAGGTAGTTGATAGTAAATGTGTTTTTGAGCAGAACTTCTAAAATAAGATTCAGTAAACCTGTTATTAAAAAGTTCAGATACTATATTTTGTACCTTAGTATACTGCTCAACACTCAATACAGTTTTACCTTGACTATACAATAATTCTTTCCAATATCTTTCACCTTCAGTACTGACTTTAGCAATCTTAGTATCAGGTTTCCAATTAGGTTGATAATTATGTGCTTCAATAGCAGGTAATAAGTTTTGTTCAAACCAATCATCTACAGTTCTTGTAGCAAAAGTTTGTTGAATAATAGACATTATTACATCTGATGGTTTACTTGTAGCACCTAAATGATAATGTGTAATAAAATACTCATCACCTTGAGTAATCCAATCATCTACTGCTCTACCTATAACAAAGTGTTCTTTTTCTTCAAAGAACATTTCAGGTTCTTTAACTTCTTGAAATGCTTGAGCACTTACTGTCAATAATTTTAACTTACTTTGATTTACTGCTGATGAAGCAATGTAGTGTTCTATTTCTTCTTTACTTGTTCTGATTATCATAAGCTAATTTAATAATTGTGAAAAAATCATCAAAAGTCATAGTTACCAATGAAGAATACTCATCTCTTTTCTTGCCTGGTTTACCCTGCTTATGATGTATAAGTACTTTAGGAAAATCACTCATCATCTTAGGAATCTTGTTTTCAATATTCTTTAAGATTTCATCAGGTTTCATTCCTTTTTGTATTCCTGCTTTAATCTGTACAAGTATTGGAATATTTGCTAAATCAACCCCTGCATCATCTAATGCTTTAGATGCATATCTACTTGTAAGACAATCAGGAAATACTTCTTTTAATTTAGAGGCATAATGACGTTCAGCATTGTTTCCTTTAGTTCTGTTTGTATTACCTGTTTTTATCATATCTATTTTTATATTTTTTTAAAAAATTAAGTTTTTCATAAGACCATAAAAAGTTTGCAGCTTTACCTCTAACCCCTCTTGCAGCAGCATTAATTTTAGAAGAGTGTTTTAAATTTAATTCTTTAGCAGCATCTACTGCATTTTTAAATTCTTTTATAAATACTCCATTTAAAGTATATTGATAAATTTTTTTAGAAACAGCTATTATAAGATTATCTCTTCGTTCTTTACTAAGTTTTAATCCTAAATTGCCTTCACCACCATTTGTTAAATTAACAAGGTCATATCCTTTGTCCTTGAATTTAATAATCCAATCATATTCTAATTTTTGACTTTCATCCCATGTACAATAATCTATCATTTTTATTATAGGTTTTTTACCTTTTTTAAGAATAGATTTTATCCAATTTGTCCTATGATTTTTTTCTTTTTTACAAGAATAAATATGACCTGTTAATCTAATTTTTAATGGTTTAACAGTTTTACCAACATATTTTATTTCAAGAGTGTCAGGGTCAGCCAAAACATAAATAAATGTTTTAACTTTAATGTTTTTAGGAGTTTTTGCCATAATTAATATATTTTTACAAATATAATTATTTTATATTAAATATCCTAATTTACATTATGCCCCTTAGTTCTATTCGTGTTCTTCATATACTAACCTTTGTAAGTCTTCTTTTGGTAAGAAAATTATTTTTATAAATTGACTTAAAGGTAGTAATTTTTCAACAACTTTAACATTTAACTCTGTTGCAACATATATTACAAGACTTGAATTTCTGTAATATGTTATTGCTGACCAGTTTTCTCCAAAACATCTATATCTTTGTTTAATGTGTACAAATACAAGTACTTCTAATGTATTACTATCCAAGATTAATCCTTTAGAAACTATTATGTTACTTTTACTAAAATAATAAAAGTAATTATTGTTTGTAAAGTGTTCATTTAAGTTAGTCAAATTTGCTATAGGTTTATTTACAAATACCAGTGATGTCTTACTATGAAAATTAAACTTTGCAAAATGAAGAGAATACATTGTTGTAGAATGTGAATTTCTACCTTTTAATCTTGGATAATTAGTATCTGTTTTAAAGATAGGATGCAAATCTGCTATCATAATTCACTTGCTAATTTTTGAGTGACAGAATTAGTTGGAATAATGTAATCCCACATATAAGGTACTTGAAACACTTCTTCTCTCCATACAAATTCATTGGAAACAATGTTAGTAACAAATCCTGTAATGTGAGTAGCAATCATAGCTGCACCATGTCCAACCTGTTTCATTGTACAAGGTAATTCTTCAACTTCAGAATCATCAAACAAGTGAGCATCAATGTAATCTATGATAGATTTTTGATGAGATTTGTTGATACAGTAAATTCTCATTTGCTCCATCAATAATCTACCATCAATAAACCACATTGGTGTAGTATTATTTGCTGCTGTAAATGCTGTAAATAGATTTTTTCTTGCTTCCATATTATCAAAAGCACTGATGACAATAGTGGCTATTCTTGGATTGTATTCATAGAATCCACCTCTATCATTAAAAGAGAAATTAGAACCTACTTTAAAGTTCATTCCCCTAAACATATAATCATCATTGTTAAATAACCTGGCAACATTATTTACAGCATCAATTTTTAACTTTCCAATATCTTGATGTAGAAACATTTGTCCACCAAGATTATGTTCTTCAACTCTATCAAAGTCAAAAATTCTAACATCAAAACCTGCTCTTGTTAGAAAGAATGAACTCCAAGAGCCAATTCCACCTGCTCCAAAAATTAATATTCTTACAGGTTTATTATACCATAATGCATCTTGATATCTTTCTCTACTCATGATTTGGTGACATTAAGAGTTCCAAAAGAGAATCTAAGATTGGAAATTCATCTGATGCAAACATAAGTTCATCAGTAAATTCTTCCCACTCACTTGCTTCTTCTCTTTTAGTTAATATTTTTACATTCCAAAACTTCTTAAAATTCTTAGGAAAATCTTTCTTTAGATTATATGCAAACTGTTCTAAATTAAAATCTTCAGCTCTTGCTGATTCATCTAAATCTTCCAATACTTTTTCCATAGTATCTCCTGGTACATCTAACCCTAACCTAAGTAAATAACAATAGAATTTCTCAAACTCTGCTAATGTAATTCCACTATCAGACACTTCATCAATACCTTTCCTATCTGATGTTGGAGAATCAAGTGAACCAAAGAAATCATCAAATTCAAATTCAAGTTGATCACTTTTAAACCCAATAGGTTTAGTATTAGCTATATAAGTAGGAAATTTAGATGGTTTTGGTTTCATTATCTCATTAAACTGAGCTAAGAAAGAAGGATTTACACTAAATTCTTTCTTTGGTGTGATTACTAAACAATCATAATTAGCAACATACTCATCAGATTGTTGTATCACAAGTTGTTTAGGTACATTATCAATCTCCTGATATTCATAGATAGTAGGATTAAGTACTTTTAACCTGAATGCTAACTTACAAGAAAAATCATAAGCATTATTGATGATAATACTGAGATAAGGTTTAATGTGTTCAGAGTTTTCATTTACTTCTTCCAAATCAGTGCCTGAGAAAAATGTTTTCATACTGTGATGAGAATGTAAATGTCCTATCCTGTATTCAAAATATTCCATTTCAGTCATATATGCAATAACTCTTCCATCAAAATTATACTCTGTAAATCCTGTTGTACCTTTATCTAAAGGAATCATATCATGTACAAAGATTTGTAACTCTTCAGGTTTATCTAATGCACCATGAATTTCATAAAATATACATCCACTCCACTCTACAGTACTAATATGGTTACACAAAAACTGCATTTTTTCCCATAAAAGATTAGATAAAATAACTTTTGGTTGTCCATTAAGGTTCAGGAAAGGCAATTGTACTTTCTTTAATGGTTTCTCGTTCAACAATTGCTGCTGATAAGTAGAGAGTTTTGATAAATTGTCTAACATATTTTTTAAATGGTTGTGAAAAAGTTATTTGTAACTTTTCAGGTGAATAAATAGCTGGATTATCTATTGTAAAATAAAACTTTTTACCATTAAACCTTATAAAAATAGGTTCAACAATAGATGTTGCAGATGAAACTTCGTACAGTTTAACATCTACACCATTGTATTTAACAGATATAAATTTTGAAATATTAAGTATAGACTTTACTTTATCAAAATCATATAAAACAGGATCTATAAACAATACTACATCTGCTTTATCAGTAAGTTTGACATCTTTATTAACTACTCTTACTGCACCAATTTTAAAAAGATCAGATTTAATTTTACTTAAATCCATTTTACTAAGATAATCAAACACAGAACTACATAAAACACTTACATCACTTGAATTAAAATCTACATAATTATTTGATACTCCACTTAATCTGATATAAGGTGTTCCAGCAAGACTTTCAGTATTAACTACTACATTTATATTTTGACAATAATAGTTTATAGCATCATTAATACCTTGTTTAGATTTAATTACTTCTTCAAGCATTATCTTAGCAAAAGATATAGGTTGTCCTGTACCCAAACAAAAATTATCAAATTTTAATTTATAATTTGTACTAAGAGTATGTAAATGAGAATGAATATATCTTTTATCATATTCAGCAGTTGTATAGGTAGTTTTATTACCTGTTAACTCACTAACATTACCATCAAGACTAATATTAAATCTGACAAAGAAATTTCTTAAATTTAGAAATTCCTTATTCTCATTTTCAATTTTTACTTCAGGATAATGTAATGTAATTTGTAGTATTGGATTATAGAATATAAAACTATTAGTAAAAGTACCATTAAGGTTAATTGAATTTACAATGTCATACAAAGGATAACTGAAATGATGCTTTTTCTTATTGTGACAATAATGAAGAAAAGTATTTACATCATTTATAGCTATTGACTTTATTTCATAATTTAAAGTCAACTCATATTCACCACCCCAAGCATCTAAACCTTGTTTTACTTGATTATAGAAAGGAAAAATAGGTGTTAAATTTACTTTTCTAAATCTTTCAGTTATAATATTTTCTACAGGTTTATAAAATTTTGAAATGTTATCTAAAGTTCTTTGTTTAAATGCTCTAAGAATTAGATGTCCTACGTTTATCATAATTTTAGAATTAGTTAAATAAAAAAAGAAGACTGCTACATTACATAACAGTCTTCTAAAAATGAGCAAGCAACAATTTATAACCCTTTATTTCTCATCTTAGCAATCCAAGCATCTTCTTCAGATGTAGTAATTTTTACAGATGCTACATTATATGAAGTTAGATTCTTAGCAGATTTCTCACCTCTAATTAGAGCAATAGCAAGGTTAAAGTCATCATATCTTCCATTCCAGTTAAGGTTAGAAATAGCTTCAATAACTTCTGCTACTTCATCAGAATCTTCATCTTCTTCATTATCTTCGTAGTCATCTTCATCATCTTCTAAGTCTTCTGTATAACTGGTATCTACCTTAATAGGTGCAGGAGATACTTCTGCTTTAGGTAGTACAACTTGTTTACTTGTAGGTATTTTCTTTAACCAAGAATTTAAAAGAAATTCTAACTCATCTTTAGATTTATTGGTATAGTTCTTTCCTTCATTAAAGTGTGTAGCAGCAGCTGTTCCATAAGACATAAAAGCTTCTTTAATCTGTGCTCTGATTTCACCATAACTCATTGCACCACTTTTAGTTTTCTGTGGTGTAAGCATTAGTACAAAATCTTCTTCAGGTAATTCTGCTTCATCTAACATTAAGGTACTGTTTCTTTTGTTTTCAGTAACTGTCATATTAGAAAATGAATAACCTTCATTTTGTAACTCGTATTTGAGTTCTCCCCAAATAGTTGCTGATGAATCAAATTGTCTTAAACCTGATACTGTTGAATAAACTTTAACTTTTCTCATTGTAATAACGGATTTAGAAATGAAATTAATTTTTGTTTTTCACCTGCTTTTATTGCATCAGCAGGGTCTTTAGATTTTGTAGGTAATAGTAGTGATTCTACTTTACCTGTAAATGAATCATTTATGTAAGTTTTTAATTTAGAAGAAGCATTAACACCTGCTGCATCATTATCAAATAAGATGTATACATTGTCAAATGCTTCTAAGTAAATGTAAAGATTTTCCATTGTAGGAAACATACCTTCATTTTGAAAATACATTGTATGAAATCCTAAATTTGTAAGTACTCTCCAATCTTTGTACGACTTGGTAATTATAAGATTTTTACCTAAGAATGGAAGAGATCTTGTGCCACCTATTACATCTTTGGTAGCATTTGTTGTCCATTTGTGAGATGTAGCCTTTGGTCTACATATTTTTATGCTGGTAGAATAACTAATAGTGTAAGTAGTTTCTACAGGATAAGGGTTAAATGTGTGATTGTTTACCTTATACCATTTAGTAGCAAATATGTTATCTAAGATAAGTTGAGTAGAAGTTATCTCATACTGTGACCAATACAGTTTATGATACTCATCAAATGGTTTTGGACAAAATTCTAAAATAGAATTATTAGATGAAGATACAATAGAAGTGGGAGAAAACTTAGGATATTCAGGTTCTTTAGTAAAGTCAAAAGATAATATAAAGTCCATCGCTTTCCGAACAGATAGATTATATTTCTTTTGAATTATACCTAAAGCATCTAAATTAACTCTGCCACAATTTGAAGCAAAATCAGTAAAATATAGTTTTTTACCACTCCATTGTATCCAACATCCAGGACTACCATCATCTCTAAAAGGAGATGTAATATAAGTACCAATTTCAAAATCTCCAAACAAGTGTTTGAAGACTTCTTCTTGATTTATTCTATTAAAGAACTCATCAATGTTAGTATTAGTTATATCTGTATGATAGCCGTACATAGTTTTAATTTATTCCCAAGATGATTGAATAGGTGTATCACCATTTACTGCCTTTGCCCAATTACTTTTCATGAACCATGCAGTTCTTGAAATTGGATGGAGATCTCCACTTTCATCTTCGATATAAATTAAACCTGTTTGTTCAGCAACTGAATAAGCTCTTTCATTGATAGTAAATGAAGCTTTCTTAAATTCTACTACAATAGGATATTCTTGTCCTTTGTAAGTAGCAATTTTAGTTTCAGTATCTATAGTAACAGCATCAAAATAACCTTCAACACCTGCTGTAAATACTTTACCCTGTTTGACATTAGATGCTATTTCTACAAATTTAGCATCATAATCTCCTTTTGGTTGCCACTGATATTGACAGAAAATATCAATAGACATTTCTTTCCAATTAGAAGGAAGAAGATTAGTCAATGCTTGACAAAAAGATTTGAAATTAGATACAGTACTTAAACCTTGTTTAACTTCTTCTTCTGTTACAAAACATTTCATAATCTGAGTAATCTTTGAGTTAAACTCATTGAATGCTGCAATCATTTCCTTAGCTCTTGGGTCTGTGATGTCATTACCATCTTTAGATTTAGCTTTTGTAATTGGAAATTGTCTGTAATTCTTTGTAGTTCCATTAGGAAACTCAAAGATAATATCAAGACATTCCTGTGCTGCACCTTCTTTACCACCATTGGGGTTAAATTCAAATTTGGTCATTACTGCTTTTTGATTTAGACCAAAATTCAAACTTGAAGATGCTTTTTCATCATTGTTATACCCGTAACTCATTTTTAATATATAATTTAGTGAATGAATGAATAACAAAGGAGAGGAATTACTTCCTCTCCATTAACTTTACCTTATACAAACTGATCATCAAGAGTTGCAGGTGTAATACTTTCTACTTCTTCAACTGGTTCTTCAATTGTAGTTACAGTTACTGCAACTGTAGGTGTTGCAATTTCAGCAGTATCAAGGTCATCAATAAGATTAATAGGCTCTTCAGCTTTCTTAGTCTTTCTACCTTTCAACTTAGGATGAGCAAATACTGCTTTCAATTGAGCAGTTGACATGTTGTACTTCTTTTTGATGTCTTCTCTTGTAAGACCATTGGTAAGATCATTTAAAATCTCGGAAACTTTGATTTGTGACATGGTTTGAAATGTTTAAAATTTAAAAATTGGGTTATAAAAATACAAATTATCTTTTAGAAGTTTTAATTGTTCCATCAGTAACTGGGGAACAGGTGTAAACTTTAACACCTTTTCTTATAGTTTTAAAAATATTATTCTTCTCCATCGTAGTATTTGTTTACAAGGTCAATAACAAGTCCTAAATCATTTGGTATTGTAAGTGGAAACATTCCTACAGGACTTTTAGCAGGATATCTACCATCAAAATTAGTAACAAATTGTTTTAATGCTTTCTTAGTTTTGTTGTCAAACTCCTGAGCACCATAGAGTACTATATCAAACTTACCTTCCATAGTAATGTACTGATCTACCATCTTACCTGCTGTTTTAGCTTTATAGGTAGTACCATAAGTGCCTTGTACTTCTTCAGGGTGTGTAAGAATGATAACATGACCTTTAAACTTTTGAATGGCAGAGAATATTTTACCTATAAAGTAACCTATATCCTGAAATTTATCAAAGCCACTTGTTTTAGCTTTCTCCATGTAGTAATCTGACATAATGTATTGAAAATCATCAATAACAAGAGTAGTGATTTCAGGTTTTTTCTCATTCAAAATACCAATAAGACCTGCTATGTCTAAACCTACATTAGTTTCTACATAATTACCGGTACTAAGATCTTTACCTTGAATGTGTTTATATAACTTTTTCCAACCTCTTGCAGGTAAGTCTTTGTTATTAACATTTACAATAAAAGTGGTGGTGTGATCTAAACCCTTAATACCAAGTTCTTCACTTGGACAAATAGAGGTAGATTTACCAAAGCCGCTTTCTGAAATAATCATAATTTTTGCCATTGCTTTCTAATTGTTTATAAAGTTTTAAAATGTTTGATATTACCATACATCTGTACTGCAAGATGTTGTGGACATTCTGTATCTCGTGATTCTACTAAGTGAATAGACCTGTAATTTGGATACTCATGCAACTGATGTCCAAAGTGTGTGGTTAACCCATATTTTTCATCAGTAGGATTAAAAAGTGTAAAAAGATAATCACACTCTTCACTCAAGTTACCTGAGTCCTTAACATCCTCACCTGTAGGATAGATATATTCTCCATTAAACTTAAGTCTTTCTATGTTAGAGATAGATCTATTCAAGTGAACAATGTGGACAAATGTATAATGACAGAAATTTCTCAGTTCTACACTGTATTCTATCCATTTATCCATATTCTCTTTCATTGAATAACCTCTTTCTCTCTTAAGTTTTCTGATGTGGTCAGTAATGATAATAGTTCTCTTTTGTTTATCCTTATGGACATAACCTAAAAGTCTATTTTTCTTTACCTTTTTACCATCTTCAGTAGCTTCATACTCTTGAAAAGTAAACTCACCATTCTTTCTTGCATATTCAAGAATAGTATTTCTCATACCTGTAGGATTATCTCTGTCTTCCATAAACTGAATTACACCTTCTTTTAACTTTATACCTTTAGAATTATATTCTCCAAATAATGGAATAATCCTATTGGTATAAATATCTTCAAGTATAGTTTTATGTTCTTCAGTTAATGGAATGACTTCTCCTTCTCTATCTTGTAACTTACCAAGTAAGTATCTGCTTGATAAAAGATAAGTTTCTCCATTATGTGTAATTTCAGAGATACCATAATCTTTAAAAAAGAAAAAAGAAGCAAAGTCAAATTCCTTTTTCACTCTATCAATTTCATAAGAAAAATAAATTACAGTTAGTGGTATGTTATGTTCCAAACAATGTAATATTGGGTGTATTACAAAAGCAAAATCTACTAAAGTACTTTTACCAACCTTTGGACCTGCTGCTACACCATAAATAGCTTTCTTTTGTATTCCATCACAAGCTCTATCTAATGGTGCTAATCCTGTAGGTAATCCTTTATTCTGTCCTTCTTGTCCTAATTTAAGAGCTTCAATAAAATTCATTACTTCATAATTTTAGTAGTTGGGTCAACAATTTGTTTCATTCTGATTTCTCTTAATCTATCTACCCAATCAGTAAGTAGAGAAGTTTTATAATTACCTTGTCCATCAAAGATAAATCTCTCTGCCATCTTGACATATTTAGGATCTGTTGACCTAAGATACATCATTGTTGCTTCCAATACATCCTGTTTTCTAATGTCAGGATTTTGAGTAAAGAACATTTTCATTCTCTGAACACAAGCTTTCTTGTTACCTTCTCTTTCTTTGTTCTTAGAAGCAAAGAGTTTTCTAAACTCATTTACCCATTCCCATACACCATCTGTACTTTGTCCATCATATAATGCTATATGCCAATTGAGAGTATTAGTTTTGTAATCTCTCTCAACAATCCCTATAGTATTTACTGCTCTAACAGTAGCTTCAGGTATAAGGTCATCAGTAGTAAGTCCATGATATAAGGACAGTAAGTATAATAATGCTAAATCACACTCTACATTTGAGTTATGCAGAAACTTAACTAACTCTTGGTTAATTGTCATCTTTACAGTATTTAAGGGTTATTTAATCTTTTGAAATATAATCTCACCATCATTATTCATAATCTTTTTCCAAAGTAATGAATCATTTTGACAATCTATTTGACCACGTTTATATCCTTCATCATATTATCTTACATTTCTAAGTGAAGAAATCTTTGTAGTACTAAGCTCACGAAATTTGACAGCAATCATTTGCTCATTACTATCAATAACTAAAAAGTCATATCCACCTTGTTGTAGTAATCCTGTAGAAGGTTCTACTTTACAATTAGGATACATTTTCTTGAGATTATTAAATCTCTCTTGTTGATCTACACAGCTTGTAAATACTAATAATATTAGGATAAATAAGTATTTCATATTACTTGATTAAATTTGGTGGATAAGAATTGAGGATTGAGTCTTTATCTATAGGATCATCTTCAGTATAGAAATAATTTGTTTGTACATTCTCAGCAGCAGCTTTTAATGCAGCTTCTACATGAAGTTTAGCAAATTCAATCATTAGTTTACGTGCAGTCCATCCTTTACTTGGATTAGACTGAGCTTCTTTTATAAATTCTTCTGCTGTTGGTATCTTTTCCATAATATTATTGTTTTAAAATGTTAAAAAATAAACAACTAATGCCTTCTCAATAGGGTATCTATGTATGCCCAAACCCATACACTCCATGTCTGCCGACAGATACATTAACCTAATCACTAACATTTGAGAACTGTGAGATACAACTGACTAAAAGCACTCGTGTATTTATTAGTGTTAATCATTAGTTGTTTATAGTTTCGGTGACAGGACTCGAACCTGTATTTACACTTTACTTGTATTAGTTGTGTCTGATAGATTGGGTATCAATACATTTCCCGCACCACCTATTCTTAACCATTTGAATTACACCGAAATTTACTAACTTAATTATGCCCTAATACAACGATTTTCATCTGTCATTAAGTTAGATTATCTTAATTTTATCAGGATTTAAACCAATAAGAGCTTTCTTAGTCCATTCTTCATCTACAGTATTTGCATAATACACTATATAAATAGTAGCTTTTTCATCTTCTTCAACATTACACATTCTCATTACCTTTTGAATAGCAGATTCTTCTCCACTTCTCATCTGATGAAATATACCTGTCTTAAGATTAGGAAAAGTTACACCCATATTAGTCATCTCACATACAGCAAGTTTATTGAGTTCTCCATCCATAAACTGAGTAAGAATGTTGGGATTTACTTTAGAGTGATAACCTGTAGCAAACTCATCAGCAACTTCTGTTCTTGCAGTAAATATAAGACATCTCTCTTGGTCTTTGATAAGTTTTTTAACTCTTTCAATTTTAGTTCTTGACTTGTAAATAAGTTCAGCTCTTCTTGAAGCTTCTGCCATTTTTACAAATTCAAATTTCTTATTGTTCCAAGCCATTTTCTTAAACTTCTCAAATTGTGCTGTATGATACTGATAATTAGCATATTCTGTAGTAAGAAACTTTGCATCTTTAGAGCCTGCTTCAATATACTTGTTAGTAGCATCTAATGTAACAGGTACTAAGATAATTTCATAATCAGCAACAATGCCCATCTCTATAGCTTGTTCTATAGTAAATTCAAATATTTTCTGAAGACCTAATTCTAACTTTAAAGTTTTTTCAGTTTCTTTTGAAATAGAACCTGAAGCACCTAATAGTCTTCCTTTAAAATCTTTTAACAATAACATTTGTGCATCACTAAGAGTATGTACTTCATCACATATTATTACATCATACTTAGATAAGTCTTCTTTACTTAAACTTCTCTGATTAATAAGTGTAATATTTTTTGGATTCATTCTCCATTTTTCAAATTCTTTTTTCCAAGATTCTAAAATTGTATTATATGGTGCTGTAATAAGAAACTTTTTAGTTTTCATAGGTTTGATTGCATCACATATAATCTTACTTTTACCTACTCTTGGTGCTATACAAATAATTCCAGTAAAGGAATTGTCTAAGATTGCAAGTGTAGCATCACTTTGCAGCTTTTTTCTTTTTCCTGCCGTTAGAGATTCCATCTATGATTTTGTTTATTTGTAAGAGATAATATTCTAAGTTTAGATTCTGTTTTAATTCTTCTAAATTCATTGTAGTCAAATTATTACATGGTGTACACTTCCAACCTGCTTCAACTTCAGATTCTCTCTCTTTCACCTTTATTGGTGGCATAATTTTAATAAGAGAGCATCCTGTATTTGTAATAAGATATCTTGTAACTCTTTGTTGTGGTATATCTTCATCTTCATACCTTGCTACAAGTTTGTGATCTCTCTGTATTTTTACTTTTGAGTAAAATTTAGATAAACCATTCTCTAACTCTTGCATAAGATATTGTATTGGTGGTGTATTGGAAATGTAATATGCTGATATAGCTTCCTGAACTACTACACAAGATAAATTCTCATGCATTTCAAGTTCTGTTAAAGTTTTAAATGCAGCACCCTTTCTCTTTACCTTGTTATTAGTATAAACAGCTAAGTAATTAGATACATCTTTGATAACCATCTTAGAATAACTTGCACTTTCCAAAGTAAGCTGAGTAAGTTTTTGCCACCATTCAATGATAGCATTTACATTTTCCTTTTGTGATTTATGAACTCTAATAGTTACACCATCAGTATTTATCTGAAGTATCTGACTAATTTTCATAAGTTGTTCAGCAAGCATTGTAAGTAAAAGCTGTCCATTAATGGTAATGGCCATAGTATACTTGGGGTCATAGAATGGTGAGAATTTAGAATTACTCTTACCATATACTCCATTGAGTTCAAGCTTGATAGAAGTATTTGTAACACTACCTTTAGGATATATACCACGTTCTTCATATCTCTCACCATAAACATCACAAAACTCTATACCCAAATGTTCAGGATATAATTTGTTCTTGATACCTAAGTTAGGATAATAAGAAGATACATCAATATCATCAATAGTGTGTTCATCATCTACAAGATATACTCCTGGATCAATACAACCATGTACTCCACCTGTACCAAATACAAACTCAAATCCATCGTGTACAATATTGAGATTCTTTTGTACACCTTTAGTTTTATATACATTGTAATGACCTTCTATTTCTGTTAGTTCTTCAAATGGTAACTCACTAAAAACTTTGTAAGTATCAGTGATTACCTTTTTTTTCAAATAGGATAGTAATTTTTGAAATCCTACTGTTTCAAACTGTATATAAGGGAAGATAATGTCACCAATAGCTATAGATTTACGAGGACTTTTCTTCTGTAATTTTGCAGGACCAATTCTTTCTGCTAACTTAAATGCAAAACTTTGTTCACCTATTTTAGGTGAGTTCCAAGAAAGCATATCTACACCATAAGTATTAGATAAACTTTCTCTTAATGATAAAGCTTCTTGAGATCTGTCATACAATATTTGAGTAGCATCAATATCATTCCAACAATAGTCTACAAGAATAGACATTTGTGCAAGAGTAACAGGTTTAGTATAATCAAAAGGTAACTCTTGAATATTAGGCATATTGAATACAAACTCTAAATCTTTTAGAGAAGTTCTTCTTGCATCATTATCAAAATGATGTAGTAAAAATAAGTCTACATTAGGTTTTTGTGTAAACTTACGAGAAAATTTAGCATAGGTTTCATCTAATATCAGTCTATCTGAATGCTTCTTCAGTACTTTTATTAAATCTTTACCTTTTAAGTAAGTATGCTCTAATAACTTTTGTAGTATTTTACCATCATAGGCTATGCAGTTAAATCCAAATAACCTGATGTTAGTAGATAACCAATCCACTAACTTAACAGTTTCTACTTTTCTCTGAGATATTTCAAAAGATATTCTCTCTTTAGTCTTAGTGTTTTGTGCACATAAAAGAAAGAAATTTGAATATAACTCAATGTCATATACATAGTCTATCATATAGAGTAATAATTAATGGCTGACTAAATAAAAAAGAAAACCTATCAGCAAGCAAACTATAAATGTAAGTCTTCATTTGGATATTTCCATTTGAATATTACATTTAATAGTTTACTTGAGATAAGTTTTTTAGTTAAATTGTTTGTTCGTAAGAGATACCTGCTCCTTGTAATTCTTCTAAAATTGCATCAGTTACATATTCATCTCCGTTTCCACGAAGGTCAATATCTTCTTTAGCAATCTTAGAGAAGAAAGTTCTACGATATTGCACTTTACCTGCATCATCAAGAATAACTTCTCCTTCTAACTCAGAACCTTTTGGATATCTTGCTACTTGAGAGTTTGCAAAATCTTCCAAATCTTTCAGACCATTATCAATAGCTGTTTTCTGATTTGAATCAAGAATTGGAGCATTAGAAAGAATTTTGTAAATGCAGGAATTAGGTAATGCAATAAGCATTCTCTTCATTTCTGCTTCATTTTTTCCTTCAGGTACTTGAATCCAAGCTACACGAGTTTCATTACTCTTGTATTCTTTTTCTTCAGCACCAAATGCAGAATCATCAAAAAGTCCATCCTGAAGATCAGAATTAAATTTTTTTGCTGCATAATAAGATGTTTTGGTAATAATTTGTTTGACTTCCAATGTCAAGCTGCCTTCTTTTTGATATGCTGCTTTGTGAAGTCTTGAGAAAAGAACTTTTCCCTTTACTGATGATTCTCTGCTTGCGTTGCTCATAATTTTTTGATTGAATTGTTTAATAAATATGTTTAATAAATTGTTGACATACAAAAAGCCACTGTATTACTACAATGGCCAAAACTAAATACACACAGATGGAAATTGTGATTCTGTTAGGATTCAAACCTAAAACCTACTACTTAGAAAATAGTTGCTCTATTCAGTTGAGCTACAGAATCTAAAAAGAGAGGATTTCTCCTCTCAATGATAACAACATTCATTAACCTAAAACCCTGTGATTCTGATTGGACTTGAACCAATATCTCAACTACTAAAGTGCACTGTATTTGATACTCTACCATTAAGCTACAGAATCAAAAACACCCTTACTTTCATAAGGGTATCCAAATTGACATTTTACCAAACCTTTAAACGCTGCAAGTTTAAAATTTGTTTTTGTAAGAACTTTTTCTGTAATATTGTAAATATAGTGCTTTATTGAATATTCACAAAGAAATGCAAAATAATAATAGCAAAAATAAGGGGGGGTGTTTAGTTAAGGATTACAGAAAAAATAACAAGGGATTTCTCCCTTGCTATGTTAAAATGGTATTGGGTCTACTATTGGTTCTTTTGACCAAATCACCTTATTATACCAATAAGAATCTTTAATGTGTTCATCATCAGATTCAATTTTATAATAAGTTTGATTCAGTTCTGTATTTACTCCAAATAATGAAACATTGATTATAGATGCTTCACATTCAAAGAACAAGAAACTAAACATTCTTGTTACATTTTCTGATAATACATAATATGTGTTCATTATTCTTCAAGTTTAATTCCAAATAAATTTCTTTTACCCAAGTAAGGCATTGGCATCACCATATCAGGATTATTTTCCCAACTTGTAATTACCTTTATACCTTTGTTGATGCAGGCTTGTAAAAATAAAAAGTTGTTATGCTTTTTAATAGCCTTGTTTCTGAGTGAACGAAGTTTACCCCTTGAAGTATAACTCCATTGTTTTCCAGCTAATGTAGTTAATTCTTTAGCAAGAGTATCCGGTACTCTTACAATGTTGTTTTCTTTACTCTTAACATTTTTCATAATATATGGATTTAAAGTGAATAAATAGCATTTTCTACAAACTCTTCAACAGATTCCTGAGTATGTAATTTAGAAAATCTCCATTCAGCAAATGAAAGTTCTCTTCTAATGTTTAAAACAGGAATAAAAAAAGTAGGATTAGTAATTTCCACCAATAGGTAAGAAACTACTAATCCATTATTATCCAACACTTCCCTTATAGTGTATTCTTCACCTTTCTTGGGAAATGTCAGATTAAGTCCTTTAGATTCTTCCAATAATGTTTGTAAGACTTTACTGAAATCATCATTTATACACAGTACTTTCATTGTAGTTCAATAGGTATTTTAGGACAAAAATGATGTTGCCATCCTTCACTTCCATCATATTCCCAACGGGAAAACCAAGTTCCATCATTTAACCACACTCTACCAAATAATTCTTGAGTACCATAACCTGCATCATACTCAACATCAATTGTATTTAAAAACTCTTGCTTTTCCTGTTCAGTATAACCAATTTTAAGTTTGGCTGCTATTTGCAAATCTTCATTCGAGATAGATATTGCTGCACATTTTACACCTAAGCCAAATGCTCTTTCAATTTCTTTTCTTGCATTCATTTCTTTGAATTTAAATTAAAAAATAAAAAGTGTTAGGATTGCTCCTAACACTATATTTTACACTGCCTGTTCAAGTTGTTCTTTCTCTGTATTCCAATTATGAAAATTCATTACATCATACTCTGCATCTTCATATCCCTTAGCTTGTCTAAGGAAATTGTTATACAAAGATAATTTAGAACTATCAATTGTCAAAGGAATCATAGAAACATTTTCCAATACACCTTTCCACATTTGATGTAATGTAGGTGTAATATTGGATTCTCTTTCCAATTTGTACTTATTTCCCCTTACATTACGTAAGTAAGTAAGTTGTAGCATTGACAGTACACCTTCGTGTCTGTCATTGAACTCAATATCTCTTGCATTTACTCTTTCCCAATATTCTTTCTCAATAACACCAAAATAATGGATGTCATCAAGTAAAGAAAGTTTGTATTCAGCCTTATGCCATTTTGTGAGAGAGATTGTAGGTACATAATTATACCTTTTATCAACTCTTCTGTTAATAGCATCAGTTTCCCAAAATACAAATAGCTTTGGTACTATAATAGGTACATATTCTTCAATATTAAAGTATGACCTGTTAAAACTTTCAGCAAATTTCTTAATAGCTGCATAATGTTCTTGTAAAAACATTGTATGTTGTTGTTCTCCTGATTGAAAAGCATAAAGATATGCTGAAATGAAATCTGCAGTACTGTTACCTTCTTCAGATAAAACTTCAGCAAGGTCTAAGAATCTTAACCTTGATTCTACTACTGACATTGCTGTTAGAAAATCTAATACTGCTAAGTTGATTTTATAGCTTTTACGAGTTTTCATAATGTGTGTGTTTAAAGTTTAAAGTAAATATCCGACATAAAGGGGGGTGTTTAGTTAAGGAACTCTTAAAAATATAACTATTTAAAAAAGAAAGGAACTTAATTTTCAGAATAAATGTTGAAATAACTTTCTTTAGTTCACTAAAGAAACCTGAAAATTTCAGAGGTTTATGAGGTATTTTGAAAGAGGGGAGTGTGAGGGGAGAAAACTTTTTAACCTTTTTAGAGAAAAATAATAGTAATACTATCATTAATGTAATGTGTTCTGTTTCAGTGACTAAAGAAAAAAATAACTCAATCCATAATAGGATTGAGTTATTTTAGTTAGTAATCAAACATATCATCTTCAATATCTTGGATGGCACAATCCAAGAAACGATTTTCAATGTTGCCTAAACCTGTTTCTTTAGGAACAGGTTTATTTGCTTGTAGTTTTTCATAATAAGAAATTACAGCCATAACTGAATTTCCTTGTCTTACACAACCATCATAAAGATTTGTAAATCTTCTGATAGTTTCTGCTAATGCTTCTTGCTTATTCATTTGAGTTTAATTTAAAACATCATAGTGAAATGTAGTCTTTTCAGGACTATCACCTATTATGTGTTTGTTAGTAAATTTGATAAATTGTTTCCAACTCATAATATGTCCATTCTTTGTAAATGGTACAAGAATATGAATAAGGTTAAAATCATCTTTGGTTATCTTGTAACCTTTTTTCTGTAATTCCTTTTTATACTTTGCCTGATACAACTCTAAATTAAGTTGTACAATTTCAGGATTAGTATTGTAATAATGAGAATAGCATTTTACTTCATCATTACTCTCAATGAGTTCTGATAAGCTAAATGCTGCTATTGGTTGTTGTGCAGATATAGAATCTGCAAAAATACATAATAGAATAATATATCCTACTATAAGAATTGTGGCTGCTATAGTTTTCATTGTGTTTAGTTTTTAAATGATGAATAAATAAAAAAATCTCTACTCTTGTGAGTAGAGATTGTATGTTTAGAGAGATTGAATTTCTTCAATTCTCTTGGTGAGAGTCAATTTCAGGTTGTTTTCCTGATACATAACTCTTACAAACTTTGCTGTAGTTTCAATAATTTCTACTACTACATTAGCATAGAATTTGCCATTATTTGAAAAACTTGTTGTGTAAAGCATACTTGTAGGTTTTAGTATGATGAAAAATGAATATTTGTGAAACTGCTGAGAATCGAACTCAGTATTCTATGATGACACATAGCCCCTGCGACTTATTGCATTCTTTAATCTTATTTTCATAAGATTCCTTTTTCAGGAAGTAAGTGCTGTATATAGTTATAACTCCCGTAGGATTATAACTCACTTAAATCAGTCAATGCCTTTGTGGAAGTAGTCTAATCTCCCCTTGCAGTGCTCTACCAATGAGCTACAGTTTCTTTTGTTGTAATTAAAAAAACATTAACAGAGCATACATTATTTCCTTTGGATTTTATAGGATGCATTTTCCCTGTAGCAGTAGGACTAACCCCTTTCGTTATATGTTTGTGCACAACATATAAGTACTTTTAGCTTACTACGATATTCCTTACGGTTTATCTTAATCCAACATAGTATGTTGTTAATGTTAACACAAAGATGTTTATTTTACGGCTTATATTATCCGAATTACTAAACATTTAGGGATTATTGTTAACACAAATTAATTTGTGTTTATTCTTGAAGGTGTACCTATTACAAATAGTGTAATAAGTACTCCACTAATGAGTATAAATGTTAATGTTTCCATACTTGCAGCGTTTTTTAAACTTGTACTAAAAAAACTATTTCACATCTCACTTGCAATGACTATGCAATTGTATAGGGTACAGAGCCTATATGAGAATGTGAAATAGTGTAATACTTTAGCTTTAGAATATGTCTAAAGTTTCTAATGGAGAAGTTCTGTCTACGTTGACCAGGCATCCTTCTTCAAGGATATCTTCAAACATAAACGCCATCTCAAGAGATGGATCTAAGTCCTGCTGGACTTTGTAAAATGCTTTGCCTGCAAGCAAAGAGTATTTGCCTGTGTTGGAATTTAATACTCTTTTGAAAGAAGTAACGCCAATTGCTTCTTTGAACTCGGAAACTGAAATGAAATTCATAATCTTGTGGTTTTTGAAATGTGAAAATTACTATCCTAAATTAAGGGGGGTGTTTAGCTATGGAAGTGTTTAATGTGTATGTATATATAATGGTGTAGTTTTTCAGTTTCACGTGAATGTGTTTAGAAGTTTCAAATGAATATGTATAATTTTTCAGTTCCAAGTGAATGTGTTTAAAAGTAAGTATACATATATGTATATATGTACACGTTTCAAGTTTCAAGTGTATGCGTGAATGTGTAAAAAAATAAGTGAACTCGTTAGAGTTCACTTATTTTTGTGTAAGTAGGGGAGTGTCCAGTTAAGGACTGAGAAAAGTATAAGGTGCTACGAGAACACCTTATACTTGAAACTTACAATAGATCAATTACATTCCATACTTTTTGCTCATCTATGAGCAAAGAATATTGGTAACTAATCAATACCATTATCCTATCATACTCTTCTTCAGACTCTTGCTGAACAAGTTCAGCATTTAATCTGTGAATAGTTTCACGGACTTGTTCATTATGCAAATGTTTGTCCATTATTTCAGGACTAACCAATTGCATTCCCAGTTTTTCAATTTGTTCTTCAATTGCTTGTAATTGAAGATTGAGGGATCTGATTTCCCAATTAACCAACTCATTGTGGTTATGAATCTCTGACTTTGTCATAGAGATATATATTTAAAAGATTAAATAATAATTTGAAAATACCCACACCTATCAATGACAATGATAGTTAACAGGGAACAGAGCCTGAATGTGGGTAATTTAGTTCTTAGAATACGTCACCCGTATCTTCGAACTTGCTTGTGCAATTTATCAAGCAACCATCAATGATTTCTTCATCGTCACCGATGATGAAGACCATATCTTTGGTTGTGTCCAAATCCTGTTGGACTTTGACAAACTTGCCATTGTCCAATAAGAGTGAGTATTTACCCGTAGTTGGGTTTAATACTCTTTTGAAAGAGTTCACACCTGTGAACTGCTTGAACTCTGCAATGCTAATAAACTGTGCCATCTGTGGTGGAAGTTTAATTGGTGACAACATTATCACCAAACATAAAGGGGAGTGTCCTGCTAAGGACATTTAATTTTGTGGCTCAATTTAGACCACTATCCCGAAGGGTAGGGGTATTGAATTGAACCAAAAATTAAGGGGGGTGTTTTTTAAGG